TACGTTGCGCAGCGTTTCCCATCCTGCCGCCGAGATCTCGCCGCGCGACTGATCGGCGAGCGAGCAGTAGACGCATACGGCGTGGATCAGCGGCATCGGCACGGCAGCCGGATCCTCGTAACCTGCCGTATATGTGAGCGTGGCCGTTCTGGCGGTCGGCCACCCGGAGATGGGCAGGAGGCGGCCGGAAGGCTGAGCTACGAAGCCGGCGAACTCATGTGCAGCGAGAGAGCTGTCGAGGTACTGCACCGCGACGGTGTCAGCCTTGTACGGGCCCCAGCACAGGCTCATCGCCGGCCTGAAGGTGGTCTCCTGTGTAACCTCGCGCGATGTCATCAGAAGCCCGGTGCTGCGCTCAACCCAGCCGATTGCTGCGCCGAGCATGATGGTCAGCGCTTCGTCGTTGTCCGGTCCGTCGTACCGCAGGAAGGAGCGCACCTGCTCGATGGTGACGGTCATGTCAGTTCCAGTACCAACCGTTGGGCAGGCTGTTGCGGTAGGCGCTGCGCCAAGCCTTCACGCCGTTGATGAGAGGCATACCTTCGCCAGCCAGGAGCCAAGGCCAGTCCAGGGGCGAGTAGCCGCCTGGGTTCACCCGGTTTGCCGCACGGCGACCAGTGACCGCATTTTCCGAGTACGACCACACGCCGGCGATGCGCACCTCACGCCATGCGAAAAGGGCTTTGAGCCAGCGCATCACCGGGCGTCCTTCCCATCTCGCCCGCGCTTCACGGCCAAGCGGAAGCCGCTGTCAGGAGCATCAGGCTTTGCATCGGTGGCACGCTGGGCAATCCAGAGTGACCCGCCCCATGTGACGGCATCTCCCTCCACGTACTGCTTTCCAGCGGTGAAGACGCCGCGGTCGAGCACAACGGGGAACGCGAACTCGAAGGAGTGGCAGACCTCGCCGCGGGTGAAGCAGAACTTGAACGTCCGACCATCGTCGAGCGGCACGATGTCAAAGTCGTCGAGCGTGAAGGTTGCCCCATCGTTGCCATCGCGGCCGATCACGACGCCGAGGTTTTTCGTGCTTCCATCCGACATGGTGAGCACCAGCGCTCCTTGGCGGTCGATCAGCGCATCCGCCAAGCCAACTCCGCTCGGACCTGGCTCTGGTGCTGGCAACGCGCCAACCGCCTTCTCTACGGAGGCCGCTACAAGTTTCGCTACCTGGGCCATGTCCACTTCGCCGGGCGCACCTGGCTCAGCAGGGGGCAGGGCAGCGATGGCCTTTGACACCGCCTCGACGACGCAACCGTCGAGCTGAGACTTCAGCGCGTCGACGTCGATCGGGTTGGGGTCGATCCCGTTACGGCCCACCACCAAGCCGAGTGACTTCGTCCGGCCATCCGTCAGGATGAGAACGAGGTGACCATCGCGATCGATCAGCGCGTCCGCGAGGCCCACGCCATCGACACCGGACTCTGGCGCCGGTAGAGCCGCGACCGCATCGGCCAAGGCGCGACTGATCAGCCCGGCCACCTCGGTCATGTCGACCTCTCCGGGTGCGCCCGGCTCGGGCGAGGGCAGAGCGGCAACGGCCTTGCCTACCTCGGACGAGACGATCAGTGCCAACTCTTCCATGTCGACCACGCCCGGTGCACCCGGCTCTGCCGGCGGCAATGCGGAGACAGCCTCTTCCACGGCTCGGGCGACGGTGGTCTCGAGGTTACCGAGGGTGACTTCCGGCTCGACGCTGACATCCGATTGGGCTTCGATCCGACGCTCCAGTTCATGCACCATGGCGCGCAGAGCCGCGTTCTCCTCGCGTATCGGAAGGAGCTCTGCGTCGACATAGCCGCGCACGATCTCGACCATCTGCTGGCCGAACAGTTCACCGTCGAACACCAGGCAGCCCCTTCATCATCGCGAGTAGGGCCTTCGCGGCCTGTGCCTCGTCAGGGTTGTCGTTCGCCGGCGGCTCGGCAGGGGCGGGGACCTGTATAGCAGGTGCCTTGCCGAACGGATCTGCAGTAGCGTCGCGCTTCGCGAGGGCGGCCAGGCTGTAGTTCTGCTGCTGTAGGTAAACCACGTCGCCGCCTTCGGTCGGCTTCTTGTCCAGCTTGGCGCGCATCTCGTCGATCTTGAGGATGCCGGCGCCCTCCTTGAGCACCTGCATTTGGGTGACGCCGTCCATGCGCAACAGGTTGTCGATGTCGAACTCGGTGCCCAGCTTCTCTCCGGTACCTAGGCCCTCATCCAGGCAAGTCTCGATCGCTTCGATGAGCGACTGTAGGCACTGGCTGTAGTACTCGACGTTCAGGGCCTGAACGTTGTTGTAGGTGGGGAGGGCGCCCACGCCGATTTTGTACGGCGGTACGTGGAAGGTGGAGCACACCACCTCCGAGGTCCACTTGAGCTGCTCGATCAGCTGCGCGTCGGTGGCCTTGACGGCCAGGGCCTCATACTTGAGCCCGTTGCCGAGCACGGCGATCTTGCCGGCATTCTCGCCGCTGAAGTTGTTGTCCCAGTAATCCTTCAGGCGGTCAGCATCGGCCTGGTCAATCTTGGTCGGCGCGATCAACAGGCCGCCCGGCTTGGAACCGTTGCCGAAGAACTTGGCGCTGCTGTTCTGGATTTGCAGGCCTTGGGTGGCGGCAAGCCCGGAAGCGTAGATCGGCGACAAGCCGACAAGTGGGTGGAAGAGGCAGTTGAACCTGTCGTGGATGATCTCGCTCGCCGGAACAACCACATCAGGGTCTGCGATGCCCGCGAGGTTGTCGGTGGAGAGACGATAGTAAACGCCGCCATCGTTGGTGATGAGCGGCTCTACCCGGTCCGGATCGAGGATGTAGAGCGCCTTTACGACCCCACGAGCGTCGCGCTCCTTGAGCGCGTAGGTGTTGCCGCTGGACAGCTTGGAGAGGATCCAGTTCTCCCAGAACTGGTTGCGTGTCTGGAAGCGGTTAGGCTTCCGCAGCACAGGCGAATAGGCAGAGTTCGTGGTCTCGGACCAGACCCCATCCGAGAACTCAACCAGCTTAACGCGCAGCTTGGCGACGTCGCTGGCGATCAGCGTCATGCAGGCGAATACGGCATGGTAGGCGAGCACCGCGGTCCGACTGACCACGACATCCCGCTGCCATGCACCCGTGAAGGATTCGAGGATGCGCATCCAGCCGCCGCCACCCGCCGGAGCGGAGAGCGAACGGCCGGCGCGAGAGATCTCGAAGCCGAAGAGGCGCATCAGTCGGCCTTGGCTTCCTTGGCCTCGGCAATCTTATCCTTCAGGATCGCAGCATCCCACCCGTGGAAGGGCCGCTTGCCGACGACCTTGACGTACTCCGCGCGCAGGTCGTCCATCTCTTCCTTCTGGTCGCCATCGTCTCCGTCTGGACTTTCGGCCTTCCCGATGGCGATGAGCGCACGAGCGTCGGCTCTGGTGCGCGCGACAAAGGGATCGCCGGGCAGCAACCGCCGAGTGGCATAGGTCATAGACTTCTTGGCGATGAGATCGGTCATGATGTCCTCCGTCGACGTGACGACGGGCGGCGAGTGCCGCCCGTGCATCATCGATTAGGGCGCCGTCGGCGTACCGTAGTCGGCGTTGCCGATGTAGGCGACGGCCGAGGCTCGGCGCTTGGCGAAGTTGAGCGGCCGCACGACCTTGATCGCCACCGACTCGGTCTGGAACATGGAAACCACGTTCGCATTGGGGGTCGGCGTGTCGCTCGCGCCATCCGGATTGTCGGCCATCTGGACCGACGCTTCGGTCGAAAGCGAGACCTCAACACCCCGATCGCCGATCTTGTAGATATCGGACGGCTTGAGCAGGATCAGGTCGCCGGCGCCGACGTTGCCGCCCGCAACCACCGGGTCACCCAGCAGGGTGCCGCCGTTTGCCGACAAGCCTGGGAATGCGAAGTTACCCATGACGTTCTGGATCAGACCCAGCGACTTGGCGAGCGACTGGGTGGTGACGAATCGGAGGTCATCCGCGTTGTTCGCTGCGATGAAGCCAGCATAGAGCGTCTTCACGTCGGTGATGACGCCTTCGGTATCGTTGCCCGCGCTGACGCCCGCGGCCAGCCCGTTGAGGATGCCTGCGGGCGAGACATTCGGCACTGCCGCGGCAGCCGACAGAAAGGTCTGGTCGACACGCTGGGCCGAGGCCTGCACTAGCGCATCGCGCACTAGCAGTTCGGCGGAGGGCGATGAGTCGCGCAGCAGCTCCTTCGAGATCACGGCGATCGCGGCCACCTTCAGCGCGGACA